AGTCCTCCCGCAGTTCCATTAGCTCCTCGGCTTGGCTGAAACCCATGAGGGCTGGTCTTAGCCGCGCATTTTCTTTCAACGCATCGTTGAGTTTCCGTTCCACCTTCCGCGCATCCTCAATGGGCACGAAGCCAGTTGGTCCATCGTAGTAAAGCTCTGCAGCGTCAATTTCTGGGGTCATTTCGCCTCCTCCTCACGATCTTCCGCCTCTGAACATAGCAGTTGTGCTTTCATAAAAAGCACCCCCACTGCTGCGGCGTAGGTCATTTCAAACTCGGAGCGATAACGCTCTACAAGTCGGTCTATATCATCCGAAAAAGCAAATATTTGTTCTTGGTCGCTCATTTCGGCTCCTTCCATTTGCCGACAGTTCGCAGGAATGCCTTGGCTCGCGAAAAAGCACTCGAGTGCATCAACTTCCACGGCTCGCCAGTAATCGGCGCGACGATTTCGGACAGTTGATAAGCGCACTCTTCTTGCTGGTCGCGAGTTAAACTTGCTTCTGCCGCCCTCATGTCGTTCAGGTCGCCGCAATAGTTTGGAACTTCTGTCTGCCCATACATTAGCTTTCCGCCCCCATTGACGATTTCGGTGTCCGTCCACCCACACGCTTGCGCGATGGCGATGTTGATTTCTTCGTTGCTCATTTCGCCTCCTTTTGGATGTCTGCCAGAGCTTTGCGAGCTATCTGCAGTCCCGTCCAATTTATGCTGTCTCTGTCCTCGGTGACTCTACGGCTGATGGATTCAGCCCAAAAAACACACATCTGCAACGCCTCCTTGTAAGCATCCCTCTCCCTCCGCAACACACACATGGGGCGACTGCAGGAGTCCCCGCAACTGTGGATCGTGGAGGCTTGGAGGTTGTCTAGCTTGGCTTCCAGTTCCTTGACCTTTCGACGTAAAGTATTATTCTCCTCACGCTCACAGCACATTTCGCTGCGATACAATAAATCAAAATTCTCTTTGTCGTTGTATCCGTAGCTATCGCATCGGAAATGGAGCCTTCTGGATTCGTTTTGATACGATTCTGGGGTCATTGCCTGTGAGCCGCATTTTGGACAGGTGTTCATCAGTATCTCCTTTGCAGAGCTTTGGTTGTTTGCGCGGTGATGTTGTAGAGCATCACGTTCTTGCAGTTTCGGTTTTGGATCAGCGCGTTAAACGCTTCGTTCGCTTCAGCTTCGCTGTCGAATGGCTGCTCATGGGGCTTTCCACCTTTTGTATATGTGATCAGACATTCTTCTGTTGTTGTTATGATTTGGGTTTTCATAAATTCGCTCATGCCACCGCCTCCACGCCCACCATTTGCTGACGCATAGCCGAAATACTGGCCTTCAGCGCCTTTACCTTCGCCATGTGCTCGGGCTTGAGCACTCGGTCGAAACTGTCCTCAACTTGCATTTTGTTGTCAGGGTTCGCCTGGATGCGGTCAATTTCGCGCCGCGCCGCCTCCATCCGCTTCTCCAAATGCCAAACTCCCTCGGCAGGCTTTGGGCTGCCGTTGTGGCCATTGACCGCACCGTTGCCGAATTGCTTCGGGCTGCGGTTGCTCTGCCATTTGCGGTTAAAGCCCGACAAGTCATGCGGCATTGAGCGGACGGGTCGGCCCTTGCCGTCCATCCAGCCCGCTCCCTCCCTGTCATCGTGATAGGCGCGGCACACTTCCTCGGCTATCATGGCCCTTCGCCCTGCCTCAATAACCATCTCAACGGAAAAACCATTAGGTTTCGTTTCGTAACCATTAGGTTCGGTTTCGTAACCTAATGGGGTAAGAGGAAGAGTATGTATTGTATCTTCTGTTTCTTTAGGGGGTGTGGGGGGTATTTCTTTGCGCGGCCTGCCGCCCTTGCGACCGTTCTCCCACATGTGAATGACTTGTTTCTGGTGATGGCCAAAATCATGCACCGCATAGGTTCCACCCTCCTCGACATCGAGCCAGGGCGCGTCAACGTCTGTCATGGCCTCCCAAAGGCCCGTGTGGTCGCCCTCGTAGCGCATCATGGCTGCCAGTTTGGTCGGGTTGATGGCCAAGCCACTCCACCGTCGCTGGATCTGGCAGTCACCCCACAGGCGCAGGAGGCCGACTACGGCACTATGGCCGCAGCGGGCGATTAGCCGTTCGGTTTTCCAATGGGAGGCAAAGCCGGGGTCAAGTTTCATGGAGTTACCTTGTTAAGAAACACCGTGCGCTCCTGTTCGCCGCAGCGCGCCCACCAGTGCAGCAGGTGATCCAATGGCGACTTGCGCTTGCGGAATCCCGCCTTGATGGCCGCAGCGTTGGCCGATATTTCGCCAGCGGCGACTTTGGCGAAGAGTTCGGGCGCTTCGCGTTGGAGGCGGCTGACGGTGTATGCGCGGGATGTTCCTTTGCTCGTCCTAACCTCGTTTATATTATGAACGATGTCTGTCCGCTGGCCTTGCTTCTGCTTTATGGCTTCCCGCCACATCGCCAGCACCTCCGCATCATCGCGGATCACGGCCTCGATCTTCGCGGGATCTTCGCCCCAGCCGGTGATAGGCGCGGTAGTCACCAGCTCGCGCAGCGATTGCATGGTTACAACGCCCTTGCCGGGAACGCGCCGAGATTCCCACGCCCGCTCATTGATGATCCGGCGCAACAACTTTGGGAACGTCGAAAGGCTTGTCTCGCCATGCGATAGAGCCGAGATGGCCGAGTTGCACACTTGATACGCTTCGACTTCGTTCATCGCTTGGCCTCCGATAGACGGCGCATCAAATCAGCATTTTTAGCCAACGCCTCTTTGAGTGTTAGTTGGTCGGCTGGCTTATAGACCTTGTGAACTTGCTTAACTTCAACCTCCAGCGTCTTTGAAAGCCTCCAGGCAAGCTGTTGACCCTCTTTTCGCGCCCGCTCCAACAACACTTCTTCTGGTTCTTGTGCTTGTAGTTTTGGGGGTTCTGGCTGCGCTGATGAGCGCAACCCGAATCCTGCATCGTAAAGCGCAACAGCCTTTTCCATTGGCAGTCCACCAGCCGTTGCCATGCTTTTGATAACGTCGGCCTGCCATTGGGCGTATTCCTTGCCGCAAACAATGATGCGGTCAGTGCCTTGATGCTCGCTCCCCGCAAAAATGCTCAACACTGGCTGCATCTCACGCGGCTCCATCTCGCGCTTTTCCTTGTCGGAAAGCTCTCTCAAGGCGCGCATTTGCGCCGATTCAATGTTGCGAGCGTTTTCGATTAGGCGGGGGTCAGCCGGCAGATACACAAACGCCTCAAGATCAAGATCAGCCGCTTCACCGCTCGGGGCCTTTGGTGACCTTGCGTCTTGGTATCGAGTTCGGCAAACGCGCCCGATTAACTGCCGGAAGAAAAGCTCGGTGGTCGCATTAGTGAGATAGCAAAGCACATGAAGGCGCTTGATATCCGTTCCCTCACTTACCTGACGCACCGAAACAATCCACTGTTTGTCCGATTTGCGAAAGGAATTTACATCGTCCGTGGCGACATCGCTATCGCTGACCACGATACTTGGCGTGCATCCAGTCTCTGTCTTAATAACCTCGGCAACCTTGGCCGCGTGCGCTTGATCTATGCATACAGCCATAGCCCCGGCGTCGGGGATGTGCCGCCTTACCTCTTGTAGTTTGGCGTGCGCTTGGCGGATTGTCTCAGCCACAAACTGCCCAGAAGGGTTCAGTATGTTTCGCAGGCGAAATGATGCCTCGTCCTCCGTGATGTCCCCGTGAAACTGGTGCGTCACCCGCTCGCCTGTGGGCAGCACCTCGTCGTAACTGCCCCGTGAGTAGTCAAAATTGAACGTGCGGACAACGCAGTCGCGCAGTGCATTTGGGTAATCGTAGCGGAAGTCTGGCAGGCAAAATCCGCCGCCGTCATATTCAACAAACGGAATTGGCGTCCCATCCGTTCTGAACGGGGTTCCGCTTAAAAGCAACCTACGCGCAGAACACTCAAAAGCCGATTTAGTAAGGTTTCCCCATCTTGCTTGATCCCCGCAATGGTGCGGCTCATCAAGAATCACGAGCACTCGATTTTGAGCGCACATGAGGCGAAACAACTGCGCCAAAGCATCAAGCGATTGATATGTGGTCACGCCTCCGCGCCAATCGCCCTTAAAATCCGCGCCAAACTCCTTGGTTTGTAGCTGTATGCCAAATGTTATGGCCTCTCGCTGCCACTGCTCGCGTAGATTCAAAGTCGGCACAACGATCAAAAGCCTTCGGTCGCTGCCTTGGTCTAAAAACTTACGCGCAACAGTTAGGGCGGCAACAGTCTTGCCCGCGCCAGGTATCGCAACGCACAAAAACGATCCTTTTTCCGATGAGTCCCACTGTCTGACAAATTCAGCCTGCCAAACACGAAGGTCGATCTGCTTTGCTCCTTTGGATCGGTTTGTTTCACGCGGAATAATGTGACAATTTGTTACATCATCTGTGCCTCCGTTGGCTCGCGGGATGTAATGGTCTGCCTCGTTGTCTTTCAGCGTTTGGTCTTGGTAGACCGCTGCCGCCAGTTTTGTTTTTTGGGTAAACATAAAGTTAATTCTCCTGCGCTTCCCCACCGCGCATCTCGTTCAGCCGCCCCAAGCAAATTCCGCCCATCAGCATGGCAAACATGGCATCCTCCGCGCATTGCCGTGCCTTCGGGTGCGGCTGGCCATCCGGCGGAAGCGCCACGTCCAACATGACCAGCGCGTTTTGCAGGAACATCCCGCCCTCGCCGTCAAGGCACTCAAACTTTAACTCTGGAGGCATTTGCTGCTCGACCTCCTCATGTCGTTTTGCAGCTTCGTAAAGCCACTCTGGCGTTAGTCGGCTGACCATTTCCTCTGCTTGTTGTCTTGCGTTCATAGCCAATACTCCGCCACCCGTTTCCCGCTCATCACCTCCACCATGCGGCTTTTGATGTCGTGGCCCATGCGCTTTAGCTCCAAGATCCTCGCCGCCAGGCGGCGGCACTGGAACAGGCGCAGCGCCTCGATGTCTGTAATCGCGTTTCCTGCTTGTAGGTAAATGAGGATGCTGCCGCGCTGACTCGGTTTGCTGTGCATTTCCTCGGCTTGGTCGGCCTCGGCCACGTTGGTGGAGTGACTGCTCCACAGTTCGGGTTGCCAGGTCATCGGGCCAACCTCCATCCGTTGCTTGCAATGGCCTCATCGCGCTTCCGCCGGGCTTCCTCGATGTCGCGGGTCTTGAGGTTCAACGCCACGCGCTCGGTCTTGGCCGGATCGTAGGGCTGCACCCGCATCCACCATGTGCCGTGGTTGCTCCACAAATAGCGGTTAGGGTTAAACGTCCAGCGGTTCATGCCGCCCCCTTTCCATAAACCCAACTCGGAAGGTTCAAGCACTGCACCTCAGGCGTATAGCCCGGCCACACGCCTTCGTCCTCGCATTGCGCGATAAGGCCCAGCGCGTCATTCATCATGCCCACGCCCAGATCCAGCGCGTCGGGATGGATCTCGTAGACCGCAACCGCAAACGGCGCACTCGTCTCCACCGCGATCCAGTAGAACCGAGCCGGCGGCAGGCCGTTTAGCCCTGCCAAGTGTGAATACCATGCTGCGCTGACGTGGTAGTTAAGCGATGCCGCTTGGCGTGAGAACGTGTTGTAGTCAGCCCCAGCCGAGGTGGTCTTCACGTCCACGATGACGGACTCCATATCGTCCACCACTTTGAGCGCGTCCACCCTGCCCTTGATCCAAAGGCCCGTGCGATGCTCGGCAAACAGGGCCACCTCGCTTTGCGTTTCGGCCAGCAACTCCCGCGCTGCTTTGTTTGCGGCGATGCTGTCGCGGATTCCCCGCACGGCTCGGGCCTCGTCGGCGTCAAGGATGGGCGTGTTGCCGATGCTCTCGCGCCACTCCTTCCCTGCCTTGGTGCGAAAGTCGATGCCTTCGGGTTTCTCCACGAATGCCGTGTCGAGTTTCTTCGGTTCCAAGACGGCAACGTGCGAGACAACGCCTAGGGTCATTGACTTGCTCGGTTCGCGCCTCGTTTCCCCCGCCATGTGCGCCGCGTAGTGGCTCGGCGTTTTAGGCGGCAGGATGTGCTTGGCGTCCGAGCCAGCAATCGCCGTCTGGCTGCGATACTCCTGCTCGATCATGTCGTAGAACAGGCCAGCGGTTCCGTATTTGAGGGTTCTCATGGTCAAAAAGGAATATCGTCCTCTGCCATTTCAACTGCGGGAGCGGCTTGCTCATGCTTGGTCGGCACATCTGCCGTCCGAATTGCCCCGAGTTTGCGCCCGTAGTCATCAACTTTGACTTGCAGCAACACGTTCTCGCCTGCCTCCAGCGCGTCCACGGTTTCGCCAAGCTCGCGGTCAATCGTGTTGAGCCATTCGGCCTTCTCTGCGCCCTCAATTTCGACGAAAACGCCCCACTGGGTGTAGCTCTTGCCGGCCTTGCTCGTCTTGTCTTGGCGATTGCCCTTGATGAAGCGAGCCGTTGTCCAATCTGCTCCCTCGTCCATTGTGGCGGCGGGTTGCTTCTTGCGGATCGGTGCTTTAGGTTCTACGCGCTCGGCCACCACGTCGATGATGTCCTCATCAGTTGACCTGGGCGCAGGCGTTGCTGCCTTTTTGTAGGTGTGTGGCGTGTGCGTAATGACTCGCGGACCATCGTTGAAGCCCTCGGCTGGCACTTCCTCGGCTGGCGTTGTCTCAAGCCCCGCGTCCATGTAGGTCACGATGAAAGCGAACGCGCTGCGGCACGCCCGGCTGATTGCCCGAGTCTGGGCCATTGCCCGCTTGGCAAACTCATCGCGCTTCGCCCAGGTGCGCTCGTCATCGCCAACGAAGCCCTCGGCCTCGCAGATGACAACGCCCGTGTCCATTTTGCGGACTTGGCCGATGGCGCGGAAGCCTGTCTCAATGCGCTCAACGTCCTTGGCCGAGGCCACGCAGCCGTAGGCATTAGCGATGCTCTGCCAGCCTTCGACGCGGACGTATTTGCGCCCCTGTATGTTTTGCGCCGTCTTGGTGACGATGTCCTTGCAGATCGACGCGATTTCCGTTGCTTGACGCTGGTGCGCCACTTGGTGTGATGTGCCGTTTGACACTACTAACTGGTTCGTATCCATTGGTGTGTGTTCTATCGCGGGTCGAGCGTTAGCGCGCTCGGCCCGTCTTGGTTTTCGTTCAGATGGGCGGGCCTCCGTGTTTGGTTGCCCGTCCGAAAGTTTGATCCCAGCCGTAAACGGCCACTGCCAGCGCGGCCCACTCGTGGCTCTTCACGCCGTAAGTCGGCCCTGGTGCTTTCTTGGTTCCCTGCGGGCCGAGTCGGTCAATCAACGCCTGCCGCACGTTGCCGTCCTTGGCTCGCGGGCTTTGGCAGAGATGCAGCTTCACGTCCTTGCGGAAGACGCGCTGCAAATCCCGACCACTGTCTTGCCGGGCATATTCCATAAACCGCCCGACCCATACGCACGTTTCAAAAACTGACGCACCCACGGCCATGCCGTAGCTGGCGATCATTTCGCAAAAAATACGGGGCTGGCCCCAGATGGCGTGCAGCGCCAGTTCGGCGTTTGGCCAAATGCCGTGATCCATGACCGTCTCGCCGTCAAACATGACAAACGCGCTTTTGTCCGTGCCAGGATCAATGCCGATAACAACGCTCCCAGTGCTCTGGTCGCAGTCGCCGCATTCAGTCATGTCGTGAAAGATCGACTGCCCGCATTTGCAATAATGGATCTCGCGGCTCATCTTACTCGTCGCGCCCTCCAAACTCGTATTCGGGGTCATACTTCTCGCGCACCGATTCGGATATTTCGTCCAGCGTGGCGCGCCGGCTGCCCGCTTGTAGGTTCACCAGCTTGACGGTCAGTTCGGCCTTCTCGGTCTTTAGCTCGTCAATGGTTTTGACCAGGGCCATACCTAGCCCCTCGGCAGCGCGAAACTGCACCCGCAGCAGATCGCGCTCGGCCTCCACCATTGCTAGGCTTGCCCGCAATTCCTCGGCTTCGCACTCTAGGCGCACGATGCTGCGCGCCATTGCGTCCTCGGTGCAGGAATAGCTGGCCGAGCAGGCTTGGAAGGACTCCCCAAAGCCCACCCGCCCGACCAGCATCCCCTCTACGAGATTGCTCAAAGTGTTTCCTCCTCGGCCATGCCGCCGCGATAACGGCGAGCGATGGCCAACGCTTCGTCGAGTGCCAGGGTCAAACGGCTGTTTACTTCGCGGAGGTCTTGGTTTTGCTGTTCAACCACGGCGACTTTGCGCTTTAGGTCCGTCAGAAAATCTTCCATTTCCATTTCGTAAGAACTCATTTCATTCCTCCTGCTTGGTGTTTAACCGTGCTCTGAAAGATTTCCGCAGCAGGCAAATTGCACCCGATCAAGTCGCAAAAGATTTGCGCTTCGCCGCTGATAAACCACGCCCGCAACTGGCGGTGTTCATGTGGGCCAGTGCAGCAACAAATTTGCGCTCGGGCTTTGTGGTTAAAGCATTCCAGCCGACCGCGCTGCATTTTGAACCGCCGCCGCATTTCAAACGGCCACGGCCCGCAGTTGCCCTGCGGATCAATTAGGCCGTAGCGGCAGTAAGTGGCGAGATCGTCGACCGCCTGTTCCAAAATTGCCCAAGCCAACAACTCCCAGCCGCTGCGCTCAGGCGACTTATGCCCGGTAGCCATGATGGGTTTGCCGTTAATGGCCGACCCTGTAAGTCCTTCAAGTTCGGAAATCATTTCAGTAGCTGCAGCAAGGTGTTGACGCTCCAGGCGCAGAGCAGAGCGAGAGCGCAGAGAATGAGCAGGGCGAGCAAGGATTGATCCGGGGGGTGCGGAGTCATCGTGCGATGCGGTTGCGAAGTTGAGCCAGAGCAGCGACCACGCGCTCCTTGAGCGAAGGCGTCCCGCCCTCGGCCAGCCGCTCGCAGACGGCCAGCAGTGCATTGGCCGGAAGACATGGCCGCTCGCCGCGACGGCCAATGACGGAGGGACGGATGCTCATTTGCGCGCCCTCCGTGTTCGTGGTGCGCGGCGGTTTTCCTCGCGTAGCAGGGAGTTGACCCTGAGGTTTGCGAGGTTGCGCTCGGTGACGATGCCCGATTTCTTGCCGTATTCGTGGCCTGACAAGAATGCCAAGCCGACGAGTGAGGCAGTAATGCCTGTTCCAACGATGACTGTTATAGGGTCCATGTGTTTTATTTCTTTGGGTGTATTGGCGCGTCATACTGCCCGCGCAAAAATTTGGGGGTTAGTTTGGCCTTGCCGGCGACCAGCCAGGTTCTTAAAACCTGACTGGCCCCGCCGCGCACAAATTCCCCCTGTTGCCGAGCCTCCTGCACCACGTTGGCAGGGAGCCGGATCGAGACAGGCAAGAGTATTGTGGCGTCTTTCGGCATATTACGCATTCTTATTCAGACTGCATGACAAACTCAGCGCAACCGACAAGAACGGAAAGGGCGCAAACATCTAATTCTGTGCATCTTTCGTCGAGCCAAGCGGCTAGTTCTGGAGACACTTCCACGGAGGTCGTAGTCTCTTTACATGTCATGACTAATTGAATACTGGAGCTTTCACACGCTGTATTATTTTGTTGATGTTCCCGCTGAACTTCAGCGGCTGGACACTGTTCGCTTGTTATTACGGACATAAGGTGGGTTATGACGCGCCGTTAGTATTCGATGCGGCTCATGCGTCGCTGCCATTCGGCGGCAAACTGCTCGTCACGGTCTTGCAGGGTCGGCAAGATCCAATCGCGGAGCATAGTGGACACGCTCATATCGCGGTTTCTGGCCCGGCGAACGATGGCGTTTTTCATTATCCGTGGCAGGCTGATGCACAACACGGTGGCTTCGGGGCTACGCTCTTTGCGTAGGTTAATACTGGCTTTGGTTTCGTTATTTTGCATTGGGGTGCGTTTGTTCATGTAGCGTGATACAAGCACACTTGCATTACGTCAACCACTTTTTTGTCTTTTTGTAAAAAAACTTTTCGTCCCTGCTAACGCGCACGATTCCTTTCCCTTCCAGCCAACGCTCAATGCGGTGCATTGTGCAGGGGCCGATCCCCTTACTCTTGACCGTCACCATATTTTCGGAAAGTGCCTTGGCAATAGTCTCGGGCGCGCCCGCCATGCCTGCCGCCGACAGGGCTTTTTTGGCCTGGGCGGGCAGGCCGGCCAGCGGGTCAGGCTCCCGCAGCATTTGGGCAATGGCTCCCCTCACCCGCCCCAAAGCCTCGCCATCCTTGCGCCATTCGGGCTGCTCGGGCGGGAGTTGTTGGCCGCAGCAGGGGCAATTCGGCATAGGGCAATCAATAGGACGTTTGCGGCATAAGGCAAGCCAGTTTGTAAAATTGTATAGTCAGTCTTTTTTGACATAGCCCGCCGCATCGTGGCGTCCAAGACCAAAGGCTGGCAAAAATATCTGGCAGTCAGTTGCACCCACGGGGCAGAGGCCGACCCCCGCGCCCTCGATGCCATGCTTCGGCTTAAAGAGGCGTGGAAACCGCAGTTCACCCTGCACCTTGGTGATGCCATTGATGCCCGATGCCTGCGCTCGGGAGCGCGCAAAGACTCGGACAGCGCCGACCATGCTGCCGACCTAGCCGATGATCTGATGCAGGGCTTGTCCTTTTTGAAGGCACTCAAGCCCAACGCCTATCTGCTCGGAAATCATGAGGCGAGACTTACGGAGCTGGCCCACTCCCCCAATGCCGTTCTGTCTTACGCCGCCGGCCACGTCATGGGCCGCATCATGGACGAGATGGCCAAGATCAAGTGCCAGGTCGTGCCTTACGTCGGCGTCCACCCGGCAGGCGTCTTCATGCTTGGCGACACGGGATTTACCCACGGCTCGCTTTATGGGGTTTCTGCCGCTCGGGACGTTTGCGAGATGTCGGGACGCAGCATGGTGATGGGCCACACCCACCGGGTGGCTATGGAAAGCGCCCGCACGCACGCCAAAAGCATCGGCTACAATATCGGCTGCGGGATCAAGCTCGACATAGGCTACTCGGCCAACCGCCGGCAGACCCTCGGGTGGCGTCACGCGGCTGCATACGGGCATTTCAACGGGTCGCACTGCACGGTGAACATTGCCGTCTTTGATCCCCACTACCGGCTCCCGCTATGAGTCACAAAAAGTCCGCAACGATTGTGACGCCCGACCCTGACTTGGCGAGGTGGTGCGAAGCCCTCGCCGCCGGCTCCGTAGTGGCCGAGGTGGTCCCGCCGGGGTGGTTTACTTGCAAGGAATTATCGAAAGCCAGAGGGCGCAGCGAGTGCAGCACATCAACTTCCCTGGCGCGGATGGTCGAAGCGGGTCTGGCCGAGAAGCGCAGTTTCACGATCAAGCTGGCCGCGCAGACTCGGCCCGTCCCGCACTACAGACTCAAATAAGATGCCAAAGGCTGCCAGCACCCCGCGTAAGCGCAGGAAAGGGCCGCCCTCGATGCGCTTTAAGTTCGACGGAGAGTGGTGGACCGTCCGAGTTCAGCGCCCGCCGAGCAAAGAACTGTGCGAGGGCATGGCCCACTTCCGAAAGCGCGTAGTATTTCTTCACCCTGCCGCGCTCAAAAGCAACTTGCTCGGCATCTGCGCCCACGAACTCGCGCACGTCACCATGCCTTGCGTGGCCGAGGAGAACGTGCGTGATCACGAGCGTCTGGTGTCTGTCGTCGTTCGGTGGGCGGCTAGTCTCAACGATGGCAAGGTGACCATTGGCCAGCACCGGGCAGACAAATGACCTTCTGGCCCCTGCTTGCTTGCACCGGGCTGTATGTGCTGACGGCCTGCGGCTTTGCCCGCGACGGCAACGGGCCAATGGCGGTGGCGTTTGGCGGCTATGCCCTGGCTAATGTAGGCTTCCTTTGGCTGACCTGGCGCTAATGTCGACGCCTTAGACACATCCCGCCAACGTGTCTAAAAATCACAGAAATCTAGACAGATGCTTTTTGTGCAATAGTTCAAGCGTGGCTTGAACTACTCAGCACTTTGTATGCGCTTGGACAAATGCTCCTTGAAGCGCGCCAGTTCACTCGGAGCCAGATCGTCCTTTCGCCCCGGGCTGACGGTGCGGTGGTCCGTAACGTCGGCCAGCGTCAGTCCGTAGCGTTGCATGATCGGCACGAGGTATTCCGCCATCGAGGCCATCTCCGGCTCGCCCAACTCGCGCTTGTTGGTGTCGCCTTCAAAAGCCGCGCCGATGCTCCATGAGTTAAGGTCTTTCTTCCCCCGCCAGGACGAAACGCCCGCGTGCCAAGTCCGCTCGTCTGGATCGGCTAGCACAGTGCGTCTGCCGTCTCGGGCCACAATGGCGTGATAGCTGACCTTGCTGATCGGGTCCATGCACCAGGCCACGCTCCCCGCGTAGCTCCCTGCGGTGTGGTGGAGGACAATGGCCTTTGGCGTGATGCGGCGACCAGCCGAGACGTTAGGCGTGTTGAGTTGCTTTTCGCGGAACCTTGGGGCGCTTGGCTTCGGCTTGATGCTCGGCGCGGGCGTCGAGGATGCCTTTGATGGCGAGGAGGAGTTCTGCGAGGTCGCAGGACGGCCAGCGGGAGAGCCCGCGAATAAACGATTTAACCATTGGATCAGTTTCACTTCTTAAGTCCGGGCTCTAGCGGCTTCTCAATCTGGAGAAAGAACTGCTTGGCCTCTAGGTTGTAACCAGCACCGAGCTTCATGCCCGCGCAGCCGGCCAAAACCAGCGCGACCAGCGCCAAGATGACGGCGCGCACTATCGGTTCTCCCGGCGGAAGACCTCAAAAACGCCGACCAGCGCCATGACCGCAGCGGCGATGGCAGAGAACTGCTCGGGGTCGATAGCAAGGCCGACAGCCGAGAGCAGGGCCAAGATGCCGGAATAGGTGCTCTTTTCTTTTAGACGAGAGACGAGGTAGTCCATAGACCTCGGCAGACGTGTCAAAGGCGTCATAGACGAGTCGTGGTCAGCATCCCGTCATCATCCACCGATAGCGCGAACTCGGCCCCGGTGGCCGTGCGTAGGGTTACGCTGGTCACGCCGTTGGCTAGGACCGCAGACGCGCCTTGTGGGCCAGCCGCGCCGATCTCAAGGACGCTGGCCTGGCTAACCTCTAGAACAAGGGTTGCCGTGCTTGCCTCGATGACGAGTTCAGCCGCCATGACGTTACCTTGTGACGTTGCGGGAAATGGTGGCCACGCCTTGCAAAAGCCTTGTGACGATGCCCGAGCCGCTGACCAACTCAAGGTCGTAAACCCCTCGCCCGGCAGTCAGGCCGGCGGTGTCGGTGGCTGAGATGGTCAGGGTGATCGTCCCTGCCGTGCCGCCTAGTGCAATGCGGCTGTTTGCCGTGGTCAGTTCGACTAGGGTGCTTGCTGACTCTAAGGTAGCCCGCACTTGCATCCGCGCCGTATATCCCGTGAGGTTCACGGCCACGCCGTTGTCCTTGTAGGTGATGACCTGGCTGTAAGTCGCGCCCTGCTCAATGAGAATGTCGTAGGTCGTGGCGGCCATATTATTTTTTGCGTTGGTAGTCGCGCCAGACAGAGAGCAGCGTTATCACGCCGATGGCTAGACCAAGGATCAAGCCGCCGATCCGCAGATATAGTTCAAATTGGGCCATAAAGCTGACGGCCACTGATCCAGTAGTCGCCAACGTGCCGAGTGCGCCACGTTCAACCGTGGAAAGGTGCTGATCGAGAAGGCTCACGGCATTGCTTCTAAAGCCGCCCATGCTGCGAGCAGGCCGTCGCGCAGTTCGGTGGGCAGGGCTTCGCTGGAGTAAACAACGCTGCGTGATCCGGCGGCAGCGTGCGCGGTTACGGCAGCGGAGAGCTTGGCGCGGGTCGAGGTGGCGACCTGTGACTCTACGCCTTCAGCGTCCACTTGCGTCTCGTAGTCGGAGTGTGTGCCGTCTGGCTCAAGGAACACTTGGCCTACGCTTTCGCCCTCGACCAGTTGTGCTTGCAGCCATGCGAGAAGCGTTTGCGCGGTTGTGGCGAGGTCGCCGTCAAGCGGGATGCTGGTGGTCGTGGCGTATGCGCCCGAATTGCTGTAGCGGGTTAGATGGTTGTTGGAGAGTAGAAGTTTCATGGTTAATCTTTCACCTCAATCATGCCGCTGTAAAAAACTGCGGTGGCCGGAATTGGTGTTGCAGCAGTGTTTGAAGCAGTAACAGTGACCAAATCGACATACCCGCCTCCAAACCCGCTAGTCGGCCCCCCAGAAAGCGTAAGCAAGGGCGTTGTCGATGGGCGAGGAGGGCTTTTGACTACTCCGATTGAATGGTATAAAGAAATAACGCCGTTAGTTTGACTGGAAATTATAACATGCTGTGGAGGAGCCGAACTATTAGCAATCCCCGCACTGTAAGCTGAATTTGTGTAGCTTGTTCCATTGTGGGCAAAGAGCCGCATTTTGAACCCGCTAGGGTCAACTGCAAATTCAACTCCAAATCCACGCACCGCCAACGCGTCCGCGTCCGCCGCAGCAGGAACGCCACCGTTCCCACCCACGATTAGCCGCACTACCCCGTTGGTGCGCGGAACTGTTGATAATATTGCAGACGCTGTAATACTTTGCGTGAACCTAATGCCTTGCCCACTTAGGAGGGGCGCGTCATTGATGCCTTGGTAAAGAGAGGCGCGACCATAACCATTAGTGTTTGCTCCGGTGGCAAGAAATGCACCGCCACGGGTGACTGCCTCAACCGCCGTTGCTGGTGATCCAGAATTGCCGAATGCATAAGCACCCATTGGCCGAACAGAACCAAGTGCCCAAAGGGGATTGTCGTCGGTTAGCTCCCGCGTCATCAAGCTCGCCCCACTGCTCGCCGTGGTCGCGTTTGGCATGAGGTTGTCCGAGCCGTTGAGGGTCGCGTTGCCGGTGGCGGTAAGCGTGCCGCTTGCAGTGACGTTGGAGAAGGTGACGTTGTTGGTTGCGCCGAGGCCGAGGTTGGTGCGGGTTTTTGCAACAATGTCTTCATCTGCTACGTCATCAAAGGCTATTGGGGAATTGAAGACAATTGAATTGCTTTCGCCAGCATTCATTCTTGCATTGAGTGTTAAAAAACTTACCTCATTGTTTGCACCAAGGCCAACAGCCGTAGCCGCCGCCGCAGCATTGGTCGCCGTAAAAACCGCATTGCCCACCGTAGTGCCGCCGAGGTTGGTGCGCGTGGCCGCTCGGGCGTTGGTGGCGAAACCAACCGAGTTGGTGAAGGTGACATTGGTTGCCGCGACGATGTTGCCGTTTGTTGTGTTGTAGCCTAAAGATTTTACAGTCTGCCCTGCGGCTGGTGCGGCAGCCAGGGCGGCGGCGGCGAGGAGGATTAGGAGGCGAAGTTTCATTGGGCTTTCAGTTATTTGGTGGCTGTCAAAATGCCGTCGTTGTCTACCGTGATCGTCCACAGGCTTGAGTCTCCCGAGAGCAGCTTGAAGCTGGCCGCAGCCGTAACAGTCGGAACACCTTCGCCGCCACGGATCACGTCATTGTAGATCGTCGCGGAGGTCGGCAACGTGGAGGAGGTCGTGCCGGATTCGGTCCACTCAATTTCGACCTTGGCCGATATGCTGTCCTCAGTGTCGAGCGGGAATTCGGCGTTGAGGTTGGTGGTATTTAGGTTGAGGTCGAACTGATAAACGGTGGTTGTCCCTGTTCCTGTCTTGGTAAACGCGGCGTCATTGGCCAAGAAGCTGCCAGCGAAAGTCTTTTTCAGCCCCATCTGGCCCGTTGCCCCAGCTGCCAATTCCACCACCGTGCCGCCGCGCACAAACTGAACTTGGACAGGAACGATATCGCGGCGGGTAAAAAAGAGCGTGCTGACCCGCTGCAACAAAACAGGAGAAACAACGAACTCGCGGGAATCGAGGTTGACGTAAACGCGCATGGCCTTGCCCTCGCCCTCTGTGTCAAAGCGTCAGCAGGGCATCCAAGGTTGCTGGCGTTGGCGAAGGTGGCCGCGATATTCCCCTTCCGTTTCGTGATACGCCCGGTGGTGGACTACCTCGCCCTTGGCATCACGCTTCACATGGTCCGCGCAAGTGTGCGGGATGGCGGCGATGCGTAGGCCATTCGGATGCCAGCGATGCCAGCAAAGGAAAAGGTCTTGAGTCCCTTTGCCGTCGTAGCCCTCAAAGGTCGCCAAGGCCAGCGCCCGAGCAGACATCAGCGTGCAGCCCAGCCCACACCAATCGGACGGCACAATGGCCCCCCTGCCAATGCCAGGGTAAGCGAAGTCCATCCACCCGCGCCGTCGCCAACCGTGCTTGCCGCTCACCTCAAAAACATTGCCATCCGGCGGGCAACGCTTAACCCGCTCGGCCAGCCGCCCCAGCCGCTTGCCTTCCTTTTCACCAATGGCTTTGTCCTGGCAATCTTTGAGTCGGGCGCGGCAGGCGTCCAAAGCGCGGACAAGGCGCGGCGGCAGCTTGCGCTCTTTCTCGGTAAAGTCCTCGGCAATGGGATTCTGCGGTGTGCCGTTGCCCCCGAGAAAAAGGCCGTTCGGGTAGGTCACGGCGGAGACATGGTAAAACGGCGAACCGTCCTCGGTGGGCATGGCCAGCGCCCACTCGGCCACCCGCAGGGCATCGGGCGGGACAAGGTTGTCGGCCTCGACAGACCACAAAGCTGTGGCGCGGATCTTTCTGGCAGCGGCGAATGCGGCCCCTTGCAAAGCGGCAATCCGCATCTGGGCGTCTACTTGGTAGTTCTTGCCCTCCACGCCTCCGTCCTCAAGCGGCAACTGCACCGCTTGGATGCGCCAGCCTTCGGGCAGTTCGTGCCGCGCGGCCTCGATGGCGGCCTTGGCTTCGTCCGATTGATCCGTAGCGAGAATGAAATGCGCCTCGGCGTGGTGGCCAGCGGCGGCGGCAATGCGCCGAAGGAACTGCGGCCAGACGTGGAAGTAGCTGCGCGTTGCGTAGGTGGCTATGGCTAACACTCGCGGGCGGGCGGCGTGTCAAGCAGCCGAGTAGGCTGCCGCTTGGGTTAGCCCACCTAAAGATTCGTGGCTGTTGCGCGAAGCGGTCCACCAAATCTTATCGGCGGTGGCAAGGCCAGTAACCGGCACAATAAAGCTGACCGGCAACGGAACCGCGCTGGTTGCGGTGTTGCCAGAGGCAAATGACGTTGTTTGCCCAGTGGTTGAAAAAGTTGACCCATTGGCCGAGTAAACCCCACGAGGCAGAGTAATAAAGACCGTCTCGCTTTTGCCAAGTCCTGACGCATTCAGGGCCGAGCGCCATTCACTAGGGCCAGCTCTTACGCTTAAGGCCGCCCCAAATGGGCTCAACACCGCAGTGGTTGTAGTGGTCGAGGTGGAGCCGGGAAAAGACAAAGACACGCTTAACTTGGAAAAGCTCGCGCTAATGTTTTGCGATGTCCCGCCTTGGTCAAATTCACCTGATGAAGGAAAAGCTGATGAGGCATGGCGGCTGACTTTGGTTGCGCCAAAGCCAGTTCCGAGCGTGCTGTTGAGGGAATAGCCAAGCGCAATTCCTCCCGTTGAGTCTACGACACCAGACCGCGCCTCGTAGGCAGTCGAGGCCACGGCAACAGAAGTGGTAATGCCTTGGCTTTGACGCGCAAAATCGGTCAGTGAGTTGAGGGTTGAAGACTGAAAACTGGCCGTCCATGTGTATTCAGTCCAATCCTCCTCTGAATTATCCCAAGTCTCTGGGACGCTGTAAGCAATAACTTCTTCGGTAAAACTAGAAGTCGAGCTTTCTGCTGTTGGCACAGTGTGCTGCCGCTCAATGGTTCCAGTAGTTGTTCCGTTGCTTGAAAAAGAGGCTCCATTTGTAAAGGCGCGAGCGGTTGTGTTGGACTCGACATACCGAGTTTCTGTTCCTGCGCTTTTTGTCACCGTGATTGTTTGGGCCTCGGCCACGGTGGCGGAAATTTGCGTGGCAGAAAGGGAACGGGAAAGACCTCCATCAGTGATGGTCTTGTGAGGTAATGACTCGTAGTCCTCAACTTCTGTCTGAGTAAAAGCGGCAAAGGCTGTTTGGCTGTAAGAAAACTGGGCCAAAATTGCAGACAAGTTGACCGCCGTGGTTTCTGTCGAATTGGCTTGGACGGCTGTAACCGTTGGCGTCCACGGCATAATAGTCGTGCGCGTGGTTGAGGTTGCGACTGCCGAGGCTGCCCTAATGCCCGAAAGAGCGGTCGCCGCTGTGGTATTGGCAACCCAGATCACCTCGTTCTTGTCGGCCACTATCACGGTGGCAAAAATAGGAGTTGCAACGGTTTCTTGCGCTACCGTGGTCGTGCTCAGGCAAGTCTCGGTGGCCGTTAATACCGTCCCAGAAAAGGTCGATGTGTAGGTTTCGGTTGTTGGGATAAAACTCCCTAGCGTAGTGATCGTCCCAGACACTGTGCTGCCTAAAGTTGTTGTCGCGGTGGTGCTCGTAGCTGTCGGGCGATAGGTGTATTGGCGCGTTGTCTCCGTTGAAGTCTGATTAACAACGCTTCGCACGGTTATTGAAGGATTGACTTCGGCCTCGTCCGAATTTGTTTGGTAGCTTGTTGAATTCGTTGTTCCGAGCACGGATTCAGTGTTCCCCGCGCCGCCGCCGACAAGCGATCCAGCCGTGCTATAAATTGTTTTTGACCAAATAATCTGGGTGGTTGCTCGTCCTGTAACGGTGATCGTTACGCTCGCGCCGCCGCCAGGGTTTTGTGGCCGCACTTCAGAGACAGAGCTAAAAGAAAATGCCTCGGTTTGCGGGGCAACTGTGGTCGCCCAGGTGATCATCGCAGTGTAAAGTATTGCAAAAACGGAAGCTCGCCCGGCGCGGGTGGCGCTGGCTTTTCCGTGGTCAGCCACAGCTTTGGCGAAATCGTGATATGCCCAGCCCCGATGACGCGGTAAACCGCGCCTTCAAGGAAGAGGCCAAACAAATACTCAACGGGATTCTCAATGCCAAACTCCTGCGGCTGCTGCACGGCGGGAGCTGTGCCGTCGATTTCAATAGTAACGCCAGTGATAGCCTCGCCGTCCGTTGCAATCACGGCCTTGGCATACCACAGGCCCGTGCCGGGATACTCAAACTCCTCGTCCCAGTTAGTCGGCAGGATGCCGTTGAGCGTGCCAGGGCGGACACGGACAAGGTAGGGCGGGGTTGGGTTTTCGGGTGCGGCGGCGGGATCTACGCGGGCCTGCAAGTCCCAGGGTTGGATGGTGGCGGGCGTTCCTCCACCGCTTCTTGGTGCAACCACGATCTCTGTCCCGCCAGGCAACTTTTTGAAAGTGCCGTTGACCACCCGGGTGATGCGTAGGCTTTCTAACTCCCGCAGGATGCGGTTGAGCGTGTCAGAACTAAGCTGGCGATCCAGCGGCTGCCTTGGGCGAAACTCGCGGATGCCGTGTTGCATGGTTATTCGTAGATGGCAAAGTCGGCATTCCAACCACGCGGGCCGCTGGCCAACCATTCGCGGGTGATGCGCCAAAAACTTGTTCCGGTGTCTGGTTCGTAAATCTTGTTGGCGCGCAAACTAATTTGCAGCCAGTTGCTGCCCTCGCGCAGAGACGGCGCATCGGCAGGCGGGCGATCTACTGAGCAAAGCTCGTTGAGGTTTGGCTTCACAGTTTCGTCGAACGTCTCGGAATAGGTCACTCCGCTTGCGGTGTAGTAGTTGGTCACACCTTTCAGCATGAGCGCGTAAAGGTTTTGCGCTGCGGTCAGGTCAAGGCCGGTGGCCGTAAATGAGGGTGCGCTTCCACTGCTTAACGATGCCCTGATAGCGGCAAGGTCGGCGTCACTGACTGTTCCGAAACCCTGCTCTCCGTTAAACTTGGGATGCGTCTCGATGGGCTCTTGCGCGGCCTGCCCGTTGATCTGGATTTGCGCGTCTCCTGGCGCACTGCCGTTCGACTCGTAGGTAAAAACGTAATCGCGGCCACCGTCGGGGCGGTTGGTAAATTCAGAGGAAACCAAACGCATCCCAGTTGGCGTAGTTGGCATGGTTGCCACCGTGTCGTCTGTGACACTGACAGGAATGGAAACAATCTTGCGCCCCTCTGGCGTAATGGTGGTGCGAGAACCGGCTGTTTGAAATGAAGGCATAAGATTAAGCGGGCATCAGTGAACCGTTGCCATTTCGGATGTAGTTGATTCCCTCGGCAATGGCGGCCAGGTAGTTATTCGATTTCTTTTGCTCGCGGACAGCTTCAGCCGCTGGGTTGGCCGCGTCAGAGAACCGAGCAAAAGCCGCGCCCCCGCCTACGCTTTGCAGGCTTTGGGCGATGACGCCGGCATTGCTCTTGCCTTTGCCCGCCGAGTCTTCCATGTCTTCCATCAGCGGGGTCTGGGTCTTGGTAGCCTCAAAGCGCGAGCGCACGGCCTGTCGGTTGGCATCCATCTGCGTGGTGATCTCTCCGACAAGGCCGTCGCGGGCCGCTTGCAATTCGGTGGTGTCAATGGTTTCGCCGGCTTGCTCCATTGCCGCAGCGGCTGCCGTGATCGCATTGTCGAAGCTCTGGGCGATGCGCTCGCGCACTTGGGCCAGTGGGCCGCTCAAAGCGTCTGAGGCGGCGGCTCCGCGCTCTGCGGCCCCGGCGTCCATTTGTGCCGCGCTTTCGCGGTATCCTGCGGCCAGCCCTGCGGCCCCGCCTAATCCCGGCACATTGCTGACGGCATCAAGCAGGGCGGCGGCGGCACGCTGGATGACGGCGGCGAACTTCATGGCAGCGGCAAGGAGTCCATTGCCTACCCCCGCCCAAAATTCAGCCTTGGTGACAATCCCCAAAAGGGTGACGAACTCGGAGGGTATGTCGATGAGGCGCTGGGCCAAGAAGGCAACCATGCCAGAAATTCCCTGCACCAAGAGATTGATAAACTGCGCGCCTGACAACTTGAGTTGCGCGGACAAGATGTTGCCCAAATTTCCCGAGGTAATCACCGTCAGGCCAAAGGCAATCGCATTGCCCAGGTCTTGCCCGAGGCCCGAAAGGTCGATGCCGTCTGCGGCCTCAAGAAGAGGCATGAGCGCAGGAACCAAGGTATCGGCCACCCCGACAAAGAATCCCTGCATCTTGGTGGCCACGCTGCCGAGGATGTCGGATGCCTGGTCAAAGAGATTAGCGTTGCGGGTTAGGATGTCGGCCTGATCGCCCACGCTGCGGGCGGCCTCGCCCATTGCTCCTGAGTTGGCAAAGAGGGTGAGCATCTCGCCGCCAGACTTGCCAAAGATCTGCATGGCAGCGGCAGCCCGGCCCGCTGGATCGGAAATAGAATTGATGGCTTGGCCGATTGCCGCAAATTGCGATGAGGCGTCCATGCCGCGCAGCCCATCCACCGAGATGCCAAGCATCTTAAATGCTTCAGCCGCCGGCCCCGTGCCGTCGCCCGCTTCAACCAGGGCGCGCTGCATCTTGTTGATTGATGGCCCCACCTTCTCGGCGGATAGCCCGTTGCGGGCAAAGGCTTCTTGCAGGATGCGAAGCTCGCCTGCGGCCACGCCCGTGCGACTAGAAAGGTCTGAGAGAGCCCCAGCGAGGTCGAGCGCGCCCTTGATACCCACGGCAAGGCCAGCGGCAGCGGCTGCGGCTGCGGCAAAGCCTGCGGCCACCCCGCCCAACACGGCAGGCCCCGCGGCAGCCTTAAACTTGGACATGCCGTTTTCTGCGGACTTAATCCCTCGGTTAAATCCCGAGGTGTCCAGAGTCAGCTTGGTTGATACCGTGGCCATGTTATTTCGCCTCCAGACCCGCCTGTTGCGCGGCTTGCTTTTGCACGAAGTCCACCCGCTTGATCATGGCCCAATAGCGTTTCCGCATTGCGGCCTTGACCCCGCGCTCGACCCAGCCTTTTTGCCCTGAGTAAACCGATTTGTTGGAAAGCTCGACCTCGATGCTGCGCCCTGTGGCCTTGATTTTGCCAAAGCCAGGACTGCTGTGCCGGGTGATCCAAGTGGGCAGCTTGGCCCCGAGGGTTGATGCGGCGTTTTTCCAGCCGGCGGCCATCTTGCCAACGCGGCCAAGCATCAGCTTGCGATAGGCCGGCAAGCCAGCGGCTTTGAATTTGGCGATACCTTTTGGCACGCGCCCCCTACGGTTGCGCGCCGAGGTGTGAACCCGGGAAAGGTTGCGCTCGGCCTTGGCGGCCTTGGATGACTTGAAGAGTTTGGCCAAGTCGTTTTTGACTGTCTGCTCGCCGCCTTTCTTGTTCATCTCAAACTTCTTGTTTGGTGGCGTGACGCCGACCAATTCGACAACAAGCAATTTGGCCTGCTGCTTCAAATTGGCCGTGACGCTGCGCTTGCTGTTGGCTTGAAACTTGCGAAGCGCGCCTTGGAAGGCTTTATCGTCTACTTCAAAACGGGGCTTCATTCTGTCTCAAACCGCTCTGTCAAAGCCGCCATGCGCTCAAAGGCATCGTTGGTTTCCTTGGCCGGTGGCCCGGGCGGCACAGTCCAAACGTCATTGGCCCGCAAAGCGCAGTGCTGGTATTGCAAAAGGCGGGAAAGCGGAAGCTGCCAAAGGATATAGTCCTCGCTCCATCCCGTCTCCCGCGCCAGCGTGAAAGCGAAAGTCGCAATCCACGCTGGCTCAATTAGTTTCCCGGCGGCGATTCCTGCCGCTGCCCACTGCTGGGCTTTTCGACAATCTCTACCTGGGCCGCTGCGGCCATGTCACTGACGCGCTGGATCTCAACCATGACCTCGGGCAAGATGTTCAGCGGGATGGATAGCTGGTAGCGCAGAAGCTCGTCCTCGATCTTCTGAGGGTCGCGGATGACTTGCAGGATGCGGTCAATGGGTTCGCAGTGCGCCCAGAGGAAACCCGATACCTGGCGCATTTGCTCGATCTGGTCAAGCGGCTGGTCGGGTGCCTCGCCGGTGAATTGGGTCAGGCCGAGCTTCTTGCAAAGCGGCAGGCTGCCCACGGTGAATGGCCGCAGCTTGAAGTCGCCAATCTCGCGCAGGCGGGGCTCAAGAAAAGCCTCCTCGGTCAGAGCAGTTTTAGCCATTTCGCTTTCTCCTTGTCGGTGGCGTCGGGGCGGATCTTGAGAACTCGCTGGCCTTTACGCATGAGGATCATCGGCTTGTTAGCGCGGAAGTGTTCCCGCCACAGGCTGACGTTTTCGTGGTAGTGGCGAAGGTTGGCGATGGGTGAATCGGCGTGCGCCTCGCACCACTTCAAGTCCATGAAACGGGTGATGAAGTCTTTGAGGGCCACGTTCTCGCCGGCAATGTTGGCCGTGCTCAGATCATTGAAGACCCAAAGGGTTTCGCGCTGGGCGCTTTCTTTGGTTTCCTCAACGTAGTCCTCAAAGTTTTTGGCCTCGTTCTTGTCGATTAGCTGATAGCCAAAGGTGAGAGCGGCCACGGCAGACGCAGTCTCAAGGCTTGTGAGCGGGTTGTCGGCCCGCGATTTAACCACTCTTATTTGCATGAATGCTTACGAAGCGCCCGGGAAGTTCCGCATCGTGAACGACCAATCTGCGTAGTCCTCGTTGCGCTCAGTCTGGGAAATGTTCGTGATGATCGAGACGCCGCCCGAGACGCCGGTGATGCTCGCCGTGCCTCCAAGGGTAAGGGCGGGAAGGTCGCCGCGCCCAGAGACTGAAACTTCAAAGGTCGGGTCGAAGGCTTTGCCCTGCCCGTATGTGCCGTCTTTCTCGGCAATGTGAAGCTCTTCAACGGTCTTTGTGATCTCAACGCTCTGCGTGAGGGTGTCCGAATAGGCGGTGACGCCAATGTCTGTAACGGTGGAGGGCATGGCTTAAAGGTCGTCTTTCAGAATTGCGGTAATTTCGTAACTTGGAAAATCGTCGGCGGTCTGCGTGTTGCGGATCGAAATAATCTTGGCCGTGCCTTCGCTAATCGCGCCCACAGCAACATCGGCCAGGCTGCCCGCTCCGCGCCCTCGGCGCGTCACGGTGGTGGTGCTGTATCCCAGCTTGGTGGCGTGCTTGGTGACGCCCGTCTTGTCGCGGATGGTGACGATCTCAACGCTTTGGTCCTTGGTGAACTCCTCAGTGGTGGAGCTAGAGGGCTCGGCAATGTCGTTCAGAGTGATACCGATGGAAGGCATATGCTTGGAACAAGTGTCAAACCGTGCCGATACCCACTGCCAAGTCGGCGGCGTTGACCCATGCGCGGTCACTGGTTGAGGTGCTCAAGGATCGGACGTAACGCCCGTTGAAAACGATGCCCAAGCTGCCCGTGCTGATCGTTGAAGCAAAGGAGGTCGCCATGTTGGTCTGGTTCTCCAAGGCGTTGGCTACTAGCGTCCATCGGGCTAGGTGGTCGGACTGGCTGACGGAAAGAGCCGGGCTGCGAAGACTGACGTTGACGGTGGCCAAATAAAGGCTGCCGCTGGTGTGCTCGGTGCTTTCGGCCTCCACCACGATGGCCGACTTGTTTAGATCCACGTCTTCGGCACTGATCGACTCATGCACGGGGATGACATTGGCAATGCCGGTGACCCCCTCAAGATAGGTGGCCATGCACTTCTCGACGTTCAGCGGGTTCATGGTGTGCCGACCTCCAAAATCCATTCCTGGGCGAGCGGGCTAAAATGCTCCCGCACGGCAAAGATGTAATAGGTTTTGCTGTTGATCGTGATGGCCGACTTGGCCGATGGCGGCCCCTGACTCCAGACGGCAAACGGGTTGCTCTCGGGCAGATCGCTTTTACGCAGGCGAACGACAAACTCCACCGGCTTCTGGAACCCGCCGGACTCAAGGTTCAACTCGGGTTCCCCTGTAGATACCACGGCCTGATAATCCACGTCTCCATAGGTCACGGTGCTGCCGTAGAGGGCGTTGAGCGTGTCGGCCATAGCTGTGGCGAAAGCGGTGATGCCGGCGCGAGTCATGCCTTTTGGCCACTGTCAAAGATGGGGTCGCCCTTTTTGCTGACGTAGTTGTAAAAATAAAGGGGCTCGTCTCCCGCCCACACCTCGGTTTTGAGATGCGGCAAAAGGCCCAATGCATAATTGTAATCTTCCCCCCACATAAGGTCGGGGAAGCGGCTGCGGGTGGCTAGGCTTCGGCGCAGCGGGCAAAGGTGGTGTGGCGTGCGATCATGCCCATACCACTGGAAGTTTTCCTTGTAGCGCAGGCTGTGGCGAAAGATGGGCGAAGGATGGTAGTCCCGTCCGTCCATTGTGACGTGCATGGTGATGCCTACGCAATCTGGCTTGGCTGCCAAGCACGGCATGATTCGGTCAAGGTAGTCCGCGCTGACCAGGTCATCGTCATCGACAAAAGCAATGTAGTCAGCGGTGGCTTTGTTGATCATGCGCTGGCGCTTGACCCCGATACTTCCCTCGCCCGGGTCCATAAAGTAGCTGGCGGCTTGGTGCCTTGCGATCTGCGGCTCAATCAATTTGATCAGGCGCAACAGCATGGCCTCGCGGCCAGGCATGGTTGGAATGAGGATCTGAAATTTCACCATCCGGCGGCGACGGCATCGGGAGCCACCCGCTCAAAGACTGCGCGCCCTCGGCGCTCGGCTTCGGGATTTTGTTGCCGCATATACTCGGCGTCCGACTTGGCCCCCGTAAAAAGCGGGTGGTCGTGGTAGAAATTGATGTGCCTGCCGTCTTTAACGACTCCTTCTTTGTAGGCCCGCCAACTCCATTCGGTGTCGCTCCAGTAGCCATCGAACTCGGGGTTGAAGAGCCATTTACGGCCCGCGTAATAAGCCCAGTTAAAGCAGGGCATGACCATGATCTGATCTTTGCGGAATCCATCAAAGACGTGCAGGACCGTGGGCTTGCCCTTGTTTGGTTCCATTGCCTGGACAATCTGTTCGTCCCAGCCGTGCGGCGGGTAGCAATCGTCCTGGGCAATCAGGATGATCTTGGCTGACTCGGCTGCGGCCTTGGCAGCGGCGTTGTAGTTGGCCACGGCTGACGAGTGACCTTCCGGCACGGCGGCACTGACAGCGTGGGGATAATGCTTGATGCCATCAACCACTGCCTGGTCGGCCTCATTGACTCCAAACCAATACGCGACCAGCTCGGGGCGTGCGGCCCGCTCTAGGTAAAGCTCCCGCATTTTGATGGCCTGATCGGGTCGGCACGTCGGGTGTCCAACAGCAATGCGTGGCCGATGCCGGTGGTGGTATTCGCGGCGGATTTTGTTGGCCTTCTCGGTGCGACCGGCCTTGGCCAATGCCGCACACTTCAAATCGTGCGCTCGCCATCCGTAAAGGCTGGCATCGTGAATCCATGAGGCATCATCGGGATCTTCGTGCGCCTCCATGTTGGCACACCACGCCACGGCTTTGTCAGCATCCCCCCGGGCCAGATGCACCTTGGCCAGTTCAGCATATCCTTCCCTGCGGTGCGGCATGAGGCGAATGGCCTCAAGCAGTGGGCGCTCGGCCTCCTCGATGTCCTTGAGCCAGCGGCCAATCGACAGGTAGGCCAGATATTTTTCCTCCTTGGCCAAATCGTCCCGCCCGGTGGCCACGACGGCGGCGGTCAAGGCCCCGGTGATGTCGCCCTGCATTTCGCATTCGCGGAAAAGAAACCACCATTCGCGGCCCGTGCGCTTGTCCTCGGGGATCGCGGTCAGGATGCGCTTGTTGCGCTCGACGCTGCCACGCTTATTGACCGCCGGCATATGCACCACTTGAAGCTCTTGGCACCACGCGGCGTGGGTGTCTGGCTTGACCTCGATGTCTTCGTGGATGCAGTTAATCCATTTGTCGAAAACCTCGCGGTGGACAAGGCGGATTCGCCTGGCATAGCTGCCCTGCATGGATGTGACGTAAGGCGCGTAGACGGCCTCTTTTGCGTCCAGCTTGCCTGCTCGTATCTCGGCCAGCACCTTCTCGCCTGTAGGGGCCAGCAAATCGTCGCAATCGGCCCACATAAGCCAGTCGGCATCGGCGGGTGCCAGGGCAAAGGCCGCGTTGCGGGCGGCACAGAAAGAATCGACGTGCGGCCAGTCGTTGCCGGGGTCGTTGAAATATTCGCCAACCGTGCAGCCCCGCCCCTTGGCAATGTCTAGGGTGGCGTCGGGCGGCTGGTTGCCGATGGCGCGCACTACGCTGATTGAGTCAACGTGCGGTTGGAACGAATCAAGAAAGCGTGTGATGTAATCCGCTTCGTTTCCACAAATTATCCCGAGATGAATTTTCGGCACTTGCTACAAAAAGGAAGGGCCACGGTGAGTGGAACCGTGACCCCTTGGGTCGAAACCCTAAGTAAAACTCCCGGCGGGCCACTCAACCGCCGGGAGGTGAACACACAAACCTTAGATGACAAGAGCCATCGTGCTGCTGGTCAGACCGGCGTTAGCACCAAACATGACCTCGATGCTGGCATTGACCTGGCGGTTGCCAGTGCTGCCCCAGACGTTCCAGTAAACCGACATTCCGAGTTGCTCCAGCGTGACCACTTGGTCGCTGATGGCGAACTGCGAGGAGACGCCGGGATCAATGGCGGGCTTGGCCGAGGCCACGCAAATCGCTTCGCGTGAGCAAGCAAAGCCATCAAGGCCGGTGACCGCACCACTGAAGGTGTTGGCGTAGTACACGCCCTGGTCGAAGCCGTAGGCTCCGTTGTTGAGCGGGAGGAAGTCGGCGTTGGTCGGGATGAGCCGTGAATAGATCTCAGGTGTGACAACCAAACCCTTGTTGGTCGACTTGCTGATCGTGCTCCAAAGAGTGGCCAGATGGCCGCTGCCAGGAGTGATGGTGGTCGTGGTGACAACCGCCGCACCGAAGTTTACCGTGGTGATGGGCGTGATCGCCAAGCTCCAGAGCTTGTCGGCCAGCGCGGCCACGTTGATGGCAACCAGGGTTTCAAGGCGATGGCCGAGGGCGAGGTCGCTCTGGCTGATGCCGAAGAACTGAACAACGTGATCGAGGGTGACGGTGGCCTTGCCAACGGTCACGTCCGAGCCGGGTTCAAAGTTGGTGGGGTTGACGGAGGTCGCGTTGGTCGCGGACACAATCGGAACTTGGATGGTGTCTTTGGGTTTCTTGACTTCGTTTGAGAAGTCTGTGGTGAACAAACGCAGGGGCGCGAGTCGGTTAGACAAGACCGTCTGGATTTGCTGAGAAATGGTGGATACCACCAGTCCGCTGTCGAATACGTTAGCCATATTTTTGGTTGGTTAGTTGGGTTGTTTTGGGTTGGGATTCCTTAGCTGGTGGCTTTGGAAAGTTTTTCGCGGGCGGCCCAGATGGCGCGCTTGTGCTTGGCGTAGAGGTCGCCGGCGGCGGCGTAGTCCTTGCGCTCGATGGCGTCCATCCACTGGGCCACGGGGTCGGATCTGTCTTCGCTGGCAACAGTCGGCACAACGGTGGCGGCGGCTACGCCTGCGCCTTTTTCAAGCGCGGCAAAGGCTTCTTTGACCTTGGAAAGTTCGACCTCGGCGGCAGTAGCGCGGGCTTCGACTTCGGCCAACTTGCTGGCCATGTCGGAAATTTTGGCGACGAGCGAGTCGGCGGTGACGGCGGCCTGCGGCTCTTCAGCAACAGGCGCTTCCTCGACAACGACTTGAGCTTCTTCGGCCACTGGCGCGTCGGTGACAGAATCGACGGCCTCAACGGCCACAGGGGTTTCCTCGACCACAGGATCTGCGACTGGCGCGGAAACCTCGGCGGCTTCGGAGATAACGGTATTTTCCATCTTGGCCTTTGCGAAATTGTCAAATCGCGCCCGCATTTCTTTGGCGCTGGCGGCGGCGGGAATGCCGTCCTCGATGGCATCGACAAAGCCGAGGGCCACGGCTTCAACCGCATCGAGCCAGGTTTCCTCGTCCATCAGCTTGGCGATGGCTTTTTCCTCCATGCCGCTCTTCTTCTGATAAGCGCGGATGAGGTTGGACTTCATGGTGTCCAACAGGTCGGCCTGCTTGCGGAGGTCTTTGGCCTCACCGGCTGCGAGGGTCCACGGGTTGTGGATCATCAAAAGCGCGTTGTCCGCCATGTAGACCGGGTCACCCGACATAGCGATGACGCTGGCCATGCTTGCGGCCAGGGCATCGATGTGAACAGTCAGGCCGCCTTTGTGGCGGGTCAGGGCGTTGTAAATCGCGCTGCCTTCGACAATTTCTCCACCGGGAGAATTGATGCGGAGGTGGATGTGCTCGTCTTTGTGCTCTTTGAGTTCGGCAATGAACTCTTTTGCGCCGATGCCGAACGAACCGATTTCGTCGTAGAGAGAAAGTTCAACCTCGCCGCTTTTGTCGGGAGCGTTCTTAAAAGCATACCAGTTTTGGGCCATGCCTGGCCCCGAGTGTCAAAGCGCGCTAGAGTCAGCCGGCGGCTCGGCTTCCGTTTCTTCGTATTCCTCGTCGTGCTCTTCGGGTTTGGGCGCTGGCTGCATGGGAGCCGGTGATCCCGGCGCGGGAGGGAAAACATCGGTGACAGACAATCCTGCGGCCTCGCATTTGTTTTTGCGGCGAACAGCGGCAGCAATCGCCGCATCTTCCTCGGCCTCTTCGTCCAGCCCGTGCATTTCGGCAAAGCGGCGGGTGGACATGGCCCCGGTGCGGACGATTTCAAGCAGTGCCTTGGTGTCGCGGCCAAAGTCCACCGTGGCCCTTGCTGGCGGGATGAAGTCCACTCTCCACCAATCCTCGCGCAGCGGCAGGCGTCCCGCTTGAATCTCCGACCAGACCCAATACTTCCAGAAGCGGCGGCAGAATTGGTTAATGAGCCATTCCTGCAACTCAGAGAAAAAGACCTGCGCGTCGGCCAGCACATAGCGGGTGTTGGCCCCGCCGATGCCGGCCACGCTCCATAGCATCTCGGGAGAAAGTCCAATGCCCCATGAAATGTCGCGGGCAAGGAAGTCGAGGAAGGCTTGGAAGTTGTTGCCGGGGTGCTCGTTCTTGAACTGCTGAAGCTCGGTGCCAGGCGGGAGTTGCACCACGCCGCTGCCGCCGTAGAGCTTGTCGAGGGTCACGCTGCCGGTAGAGGCGTCCTGCTTTTTGAGCGCGGCCCCCATACCAACTTGCATGGCGTCAGGGCTCTTGATGATAAAAGCGGGCTGGCTGGCGAGCTTGAAGGTCTGCTTGGTGAAGGCCACGATGTCGGCCATGTCATGCAGATGCAGGGCTGCGCGGGAGAGCCAAGATGGGCTGCGGGTGTAGCCGATGCGCGCCGGGCGGTGGAAATGCAGGATGTCATCGGCGGCCACATCGGTGAAAGTGCTGCTCGTCTCGTCGGCCAGCAGACGATACTGGGTCGGCTTGCCCATCGAATCGACGCGCACGCCATCCTGCCATTCGTCTTGGGCAAGGCCGGTGGTGGCATTGCCGACTGACTCACCGCCAATAAAGCGCATGAGGGCGCGGCCATCGTTGCTCTTTACGAACTGGCCAAAGAAGTCGCCGTCAATGGCAACGTGCTTGCAGATAAAATGCTGTGCCTCGTAAAAATTGACTTGGCCCGCCGCGTCGAATCCAAAGGCTTCGCGGCCACAGGTGTCCTCAAACATCTCCTCGGCTTGGCGGTTCCACGCGGCGTCAGAAGATCGGGCTGCCGGAATGATGCCAGTGCCACAGGTGTAGCGCGCCACACCGTCCACGGCTCGGGCAGCGAGGCCGACATTGTTGTAAAGCCAGCGAGCCTTCCGCATGATGTTGGTGCGCGTCCCGCTCTGAAACTCCTGCCTCGGCTGAACCGTGGGCATATAGATGAGCGTGCGCCCTGGCTGATAAAGTTCTGCGGCCTCGTAGGCTGCATTTTTGGCGTCCGCTTTCTTGGGACGCCCCGCTCCCGGGCGATACCCGCCGCGTTTTGATTTGCCCTTGATTTCCGCCACGCTCGGGCGGGAGTGTCAAAGGCTCAAAGGTGAATCAGCGCCTCGGAGTAGTCGGCGTAGATCATCCCTGCCCCACTGGTTTTGACGGGATCGGTGGGCGGATCGAGTTCGGTAATGAGGTCTTCGACGATGTTCAGAATGTCGCCCTTGGAATACTTGCGGGCTTGGCCTGACGAGGTGCCGCCCTCAAACCCTGCGTTGGTAATAACGACCTCCGAGTCGGCAATGGCGTATAAGTCATTGGAGAGCACTTCAAGCTGAGACAGCGTTTTTGTGCGCTTGAGATATTTGCGAATGCCGGCCAACTCAGAGGTCATGCTTCTGCTGGCTCTGTCAAAGGTGCTTCTTCGGTCTGTCCAAAATTCTCTTTAAGGATCTGCCAGCCGACATAGGCCAGCTTCACGCAGTCGCCAAAGTGGTCATTGGGCAATTTCTTCCACTGCTGAGAAGTCCCGCCCGCCGTGCGCTTGGTAATGAGTTGCTGCCCGCTTAGTCCTGCCATGAGCGCCTCGGGCGCGTCCATCGGGAGTCGAAAGAGCGGAGCGCGCCGGCGGTTGATGCGCCAATCGTAGAACTCCGTTTTGATGTCGTTGTCGATGTAGGTGTAGAGGCCCAGCCCTGCCGGCGCTTGCAGGCGGGTGTATCGCACGGGGTCTTTACCAAAGGCGGCGTCACTGCCCTTGCTTGGCCACATCACCGGGGCCGTTGCGTAGCATACGTTGTAAACGCGCTCGGTCAGATAGCCTGAGTCCACCAACCCCCGGTTGACGTTGTATTCGTTGCCTGCCGCGTCTTTGTAGGCCAAGCGCGCAGGGTTGCCCTCTTGCACGAAGTGAACCAAGTCCTCGGGCGAAAGCACCGTGCCGCAGTCAATCGGCGTGATCTCCCCTGCCGTGCTGACGGCAGAAACCACCCAGTGCGTTTGATGCTGGCCGGGGTCGGCCCCGAGGAACAAATAGGCCAGCTTGTCGCCGCTGGCGTGGTCGGGAACTTGCTGCCACCGGCAATGCGGATCGCGGCAGTCGCGCACCTTCTCCTCCTTCACGTTCACATCGATCGGCGCGTAAGGCGTGGCCAAGGTCGAGTTGTTGAAGTCTTGAATGTCTGCCGGTGTGTCTTTGGCTTGGAGAAACTTCACGGCCAACTCGGCAAAGCCGCAGGATCTCCAAGGCGCGTAGAGGCTGTTGAGGTGATAGCTTCGCCGCCCTGCCGAGGCTGCCGAGTTAGTCGCCCGCCATTCGCCCTCGCGCAGCATCCGAGTCTTGTAACCGTCGGTGATCTTTCCCTGGCATTGGACGCACTCGTAATGCGCCGAGCGCCTCACGGCATCCTCGTTCCACTTGCCGTCAATCTTGGCGTCCTTGTCCCAGCGCACTTGCGTGAACTCCAAGCGTTGCTTTTCGCCACAGTGCGGACACGGCACAAAGTAATACCGCTGATCCCCTGACATGAAGGCCGACCAGATTTCGCCATCCGGCACGGTGGGCGTGCTGGCCTTGACGCGCAGGGCGTTGGTGTAGCTCTTGGTGCGGTTTTCGGCTAGGGCCACGGCAGAGGATTCGCGCTCGGTGGCCGTGGCGAACTTGTCCGTCTCGTCCATGATGAGCAGGCCCGCCGGGCGGCTGGCCAAGTTGGCCGGTGAGTTGCTGCCGATAAAAGTCAGTGTGGCATCGCGGAATTGCTGCTCTAGGGCTTTGAAGCGGTGCGGGTTTTGTGGCTTTAGGGCGCGCAGGACGCCGCAGTCCTCAACCATTGGCTGCCATCGGTTTTCCGAAAAGCTGCGGCACAGGTGCTCGGTGGGCATGACCCAGATGCTCGGGGCCGGATCATTGGCCATGCGCCACGCCGCGCCGATCATCAGGATGGTGGTCTTTGAGGTCTGGCTGCCAAAGCAAAGCGTAAGGTCGGTGACTCGGTTGTCGGCAAAGCACTCCAGCGGCTCGCGGACGTAAGGGGTAAGCAGGGTCGAATAGGGGCCGATGCTTTCGGTCTGCCGGCGGGACAGGACAATCTCATCCTCGGCCCACTGCCAGGGCTTGCGGATGTCGGGAGCGCTGAATACGTCCCGCATTGAGGCGACAAGCTGGTCAATCATGCCTCGCCACCTTTGGCCTTTAGCGTCTTGAAGAGCACATCGTTACGCCACTCTTCCATAATCTTCTGCGCGTGCGGTGGGTCGGTTGGGTTGACCTTGGACGCCAGGGAAGACGGCATGGCCATGCAAATGACGCGGATGTCGTTGAGGAAGCTGCGGTATCTTGTGTCGGCGTCACGGTAGCTGATGGTTTCCCCGTCCCGCTCAATCAGGTTGCGGAACTGCTCCTCAAGATTGCCTTGCCGCAAAAGCATTTGCTGGTGCGTCTGCATCCACTTGCGGCTGTCTTCAAGCTGCCCGGCGGCGTCCAAGTCCTTGACCTTCTTCCATGCGAAGCGGCGGGCATCGCGGCTCTCCTGCAAGGCGTCGCGGCAGTTGTCGGTATTGGTTATCTGCTCAAAGGGAAGGTCGGCCAGATCCTCGACGTGCTTGGCCTCTGGATCTTCTTCCTGCATCGGCATTGGCTTTGGTGGGGCCGGTGCCGGGCGGTTGGTGTGCGCGCCGATGTGGCGACCACGCCAGGCGGATGCGGACTCTGGTGAGTCCAGAGGCATCCCCTTCTTCGCCAGCTTGCACACTTGCCCAGCCGTCAGGCCGATGGCCTTGGCCATTGCTCTGTGAGTCATCGCCATGTTTCCCCCGCTGTTGCCAAGTCAAACGCCTAGGAAACACTCAAATCTATACCAAATGACGCCTAAACCCCAGAGGTTCAACAGGTTCGGAAGCCTTCTCACCGGGGGGGTGCCTTCTCGGCCATGTTAAGCAGCCACGAATAGCATTCGGCCATCTCCTTCATCGTCTCGGCCACATCGAGGAAGTCTTGCCGCGTCCATTCCTGCCATGCCTCGCCCAACTCTTTTCTCCATGCGCGATACTCAGCGCGAGCAGCATATGGTGAGGGCAAAGATACTTGGCGCTTATCCATCTCAATGCGGATGACTTCATGCGCTCGGATGCTTGCTTGCAATTCCCTTGGGCTAAGTCCCTCGCTCTGCGCCGTGAATAGCCACGTCTCCCTCTCCTTGTCGTTGTCGAGCCTCTTGGCCGCGATCAGGTAATGCTCGGAGGTGAGCGCCTCATGCCTGTGCGCCGGTTGCACCTCGCCCAACAGGTTAAGCCTTTCGCGCTCTTTAAGGTCAAAGGTCATCTGCACCAAGGTCTTTTCGACAAACTCAGTCTCAAAGTTGGCCCTGCCATAGCTCAACCAGTCGGCCTTCCAGACGCCCAAAGACTTCTGTGCTGCCTGTAAATATTCGCCACAGGCCGCCCACTCTTCGGGTTTCATGCCCGAGGGTAAAACCAGCGCCGTTTTGGTTGCCTTCATCCCTTGCGGGACCGTGTATTCCATCAGTTGTGTGTTTTTCATGGTAAAATTATGCTGCCCTTGTTTTGCGGACAAACGCCTTGCGAGCGGCTGAATACTTGACCCGAGCCTGGTCGGTTTTGGCGTAAGTCAGGTCGTGAAGCTCTAGCTCCTTCTCCCAGACCTTTTGCCAATAGCTCATCAGCGCCCGGGTCACGCCCAGTTCCTTGGCCTTGCTGTTTGGGTTGTGGCTGGTCAAATGCCGCGCCACGCCGCTCTGGAAGGCCAGAGCCCAGAACATCGTGTTGGCGTCTGCCGTCTTTTCTCCCAAGAATTGCCCCAAGATGGCCCCAAGCACCTTGGCCTGCATTGACCTGGCTGCCGTGTGCTCTCTCCGGTTAGCCCACAGGGCCACGGCCTTGGCCTGTGCATCGTGCAGGCCGAACTGTTCCATCAGGATCTCATGCTCGGAATCGATGGCCGCAGCCATGTCAGGCGTCTCGCTTTGCCGGCGTAAATTAGCCAAAGGATCGACAAACTCGCGGATGCCCTCGATTTCGGCCACGTCCCTGTCTTGGCCTGTTGGCTTATGGTCATTGGTAAGCCTTGGCAGCCCCTCGACGAGCTTGCGTTCCTTTTCGGGCAATGTCTTGGCCCAGTCGGCCACCAGTTGATCCTGCCGCCTCTCGGCGCTTAATTGCGGCGGGCAAGCCGCAGACGGTTCCATCCCCCACCAGCATTTGTCAATTTGCGGGCGTTTTTTCATCGTCTGTTTCGCAACCGGCTTTGTTTCTGCATGAGTCTGCGCCGTTTGGCTTTGGCCAAGTCGCGCTTGGTCTTGGTTCGCTTGCGCGCATATCGTGGCCCAACCGGGCGCACAGGGCTTCGACCATAATGCTGGGGGACTTGATCCATCGTTTTTGGAATGCTCATGCCGCCCTCCTTGCCGTCTCTCGCTCCCGCAAACGCCGCTGGTCGCGTTTTTCCAGCCAAGCAATAGCAGCACCCCCGTTACCCACATCAGCCACGCTAACGGCATTGTCGGAGATGACCCCGTGCTCTTGCAGTTCGTTCATCACGGCCACCTCGTCGAGGCCGCGGGCGGCGATATATGCGCGGAGGGATTCGCTCATTCTCGCCCCTCCATGCGCCCAAGCACCTCAGTCTCCCCAATAGTGATTCCCCCCTGCCTCATCCCCCGCTTCACCGCCGCGCTAATCTCATGCAGCGCATGGAGCATATTACCCCGCTGGCGCGATAGCTCCCAATAGTTCTCGTTGGAACTGGCCTTGAGCTTGGCGATCTCTCGGCGCGCCTCCTCAAGCTCTTGCTTGGTGTCCTGCAACTCTTGGCCGAGGATTTTGTTATAGTCCTGCAGGATGTTGTTCTGTCTCGCCAAATCAAGGGAGCATCGTAGCTGCTTTCGCAAGTCCTCCCG